GTGGCATTTTTTATTTAAAAGGTTTCAAAATGTTAAAATTCATAAACGGACTAGTTAATATAACTAGTATGTTTATTTATGTAAGTTGCAGATAGATGCGCATAATCAAGAATAGTGATGATACAATACATCCAAATGTGTGTCAATATGACTGTAAACATGCACACACTCAAATGATAGTTTGTACAGAAAAACTTCCTAGAGTGTTTATATCTCTTTTTTTATTCTTTCTATGGAGGTTTTCCTGTACACTTTTCTGGTTTTCAAAGTTATATTAACCCACATTCAGAATTACTTTAAGATACTTTACTCTATATTATCAATTACTTATGTGTATATTCTATATTCGTTTATTTTTTCCAAATACGTGTCAGTCGCTCCTGTTCCCGCTTTATGACACATTAATATTGGATTAAAATTGATTCATATTATAGTAGAAAATAGCATATACCCAAAAAGAAAAAAGATTGCAGTAGTGAGCGAAGCGAACATTAATGCTAAAATACTACTTAATGAACCATTAATGTAATGTAAAATGTCGTAGTACCGGGTACAGGAGGGACAAGACTACATTAATATACCTCTAAATCGCCCTGTATCGCTCTACAATCAATTCCTACACATATAATACACATCTCTACCAATATTCATTACATGTGTCTTAAAATGGCTTATATTCAATAATACACATTCCCCATGACATATCAGCATTAATGTTCGCTTCGCTCACTACTGCAATCTTCTTTTTTGTTTTTATATGCCATATCTCATCATTAAGATTAATATTCAATAAAACGCATTCACTATCCATATTAAACAAATGTTAATAATATAAATGTATTACAGAGCGGGTACAGGAGCGAATAATACAATATTAAGTAACATTATAGGAACATTCAGGAACATTCAATAATATCATTACATATGATTTGTTGAGTGTGTGCATGTTTACACTAAATTATACTCCAGTATACACCTAAATCGCTCTGTATCGCTCCACAATCCATTCCTACACATTTCTAGTACACACATACCAATATTCATACACACGTCTTAAATCACTTCGTATACGCCTTAAAATCGATTCATTAAATATTCAATCACATATAAAACAGATTCAATATTAATATTCAATCACATTCAGGAACATTGAATAATATTCAATCACCATAATCTTTTGAGTGTGTGCAAAGTTACCTAAATACACTTGAACATTTGTTCATTTTATTTTCTCCATAGAACCCTCTACATTGAGGGTTTTTTCATTTATGCAACATCACTTCCTATATTTGTCCATCCATCTTTTAATTTTATTTTTCATTTTTCTGAATAATAGTCTAATTATAATTTGTTTTATAATCTCTTTCTGTGCCATTGTAAGCTCCTTGTGACAATTTGGCTATACCCATACCAGAATCACCTGTAAGTGCCATACAGAGCGATACAGAGCGTTCTAGTGGTATTATTTACGTGTACAAATAAAAAAGCCCACAATTAAGTGAGCTTTTTGAACGGAGTATAAAATATAATATTATTATTTACAAAAAATATTAAGATTCCGTAGATATAACACTTAATCTTTGTGTACCCGGATCGGAACCTATAGTAAATGGCCATGCACCTGTTGCACCAGTTATCCTCACACGATAGTTAAAGTTTAGTGAACCAGCCATATTATCCGTAACTGTAAAGGTTGCAGTAGCATCAATACTAACAAGCCACTTGGCTTCTGATGGTTCATAAACTGATGTACGTTGGCCTGTAATAGCACCTGTACCAATTTGAGTCCATGCACCACCATTGTAACTACGTTCAAGTACAACTGTGCCAGTACACGAACCTGAACCCGGATTAGGTGTAGTTAAACCTGCGTTATTATACTGCAATGATGCTACAACCACTTTAGGATTACCATTCGTACCAAATTCTCCAGTTTCTGCAACCGCACCAGCACCAATTTGTGAGGATTGTGCAGCATTTTTCAATGCACCAGCAGATAATGAACCACCAAAATAGCTATTACCATTACGTTTAATGTAGAATGTAGCAGTTGCATCCGTCATTGTAGCTCCAGAACCTGCCCAAATTAAGTATGTTGGATGGTCATTCAGTATCTCAACACGCATTCCGGGACTAAATCCACTAGTAATCGTACCTCGTGCATTGATATTACCAAATTCTGAGTCACCATTCTTCTGTAATCTCCAACCACTAAGACCAGTTACATAGTTATCTGACTGAATGGATGAAGCTATTTTATCAATTGTTACAGATTCAGCTACTAAATGTGACGTATTGATGCTATTAGCAGCTATAGAATCGGCTGTAATAGATCTAGCACGCAATGCACCACCAGATGAACCAAATTCACCACCAATAATATACGAGTAATTGCTATTATCTACCCATATATCAATACCATCACCACCAATATTAGGTATAAAATTAGTATCTAATGTATCACTACTATTAAATCTACATGCCCTACCATATAATGTATCATTATTGACTGAATCGAATCTACCAGTAACTACTATATTTGAAGATGGATCAATACGAACACACTGTACACCACCGGGTCTATTCGCATCTAATCCATAGTTACCATATGCTAATGTACCAGCACTATCTGTAACCTTAGCTAACCATTTAGCACTATTACCACCAACTGTAGTAAAATTACCACCTAGATATACCCTAGCATTTGAGCTATTATATGCCACGCTGTTTACTATTGCATCAGTATTAGGATTGAAGGATTGTACTACGTTACTACTATTAATACATGCAGCATTGTTTCTAGTATTACCACCTACTGTAGTAAAAATACCACCAAACCATAACAATGTATTAGTAGAGTTTGTAGTAGCGTCCATCACATATCCACCACCTACTGAAACGTTAGGGAATGTTTGTATTGTTCCAGATGTATTAAATTGTGCTATACACGACCTTGATGAAGCTCCTAATGTACTAAACAAACCATATACCAATAAGTTATTATTAGATAATAGTTTAAGACCGGAGCATAATCCACCTACGTTAGTGTTCATTTGGAATGAATTGATAGTACCATTAGCGTTTAAACATGCTACACCACGTCTAGTACTACTACCCACAGTATCAAACAGTCCTGCAATATACACTCTACCATCAACAGGATGGTGTACCACTCCATATACCACATTATTAATAGTAGGAGGATTAAAAGTAGTGTCTAATGTACCAGATGATGTAAATCTAGCTACACGCGATCTAGCTATACCATTAACTGTTGTAAATGAACCACATATATAAGTTCTATCAAAATTATCCTTGAATATTCCATACACATGACCATCAATATAATTATTTTCATAGAATGAATTAGGCTTACCATCATTATCAACTAATTGTATACCCGGTGCATATGATCCAACAGTAATACTACCAGCTTGTAATTTATCAGCCGTAATTGTATTACCAACTATTTTATCACCTGTTATAGTATTAGCAGCTATATTATTCGCAGTAATAGTATTAGCAGCAATCTCATTAGAAGTGATACTACCAGCAACTATCTGACCGGCTGCAATACTATTATCAGGTACGTTAGCAGCAGTAACCGTAGTCCATGATGTATACGTGCTAAAATTACCTGAAGTGTCCGCAGCGCGTATTCTATACTGATAAGCTGTATTGATTGTCAAACCAGTATCATAATACGTTGCTAATGGTGCAGCTACAGTAGTGACTAACACACCATTGCCACTACCACCAGTCCGTCTCCATATTTCAGTACCATACAAATCTAAATCTGTAGAGTTGGTCCATTTAATTATTGCACCTTGATAAGCAGATGTGTATGCTACAGCAGTAGGTGGATTAGGGTTAACGCCATCGCCAATACTAGTACCAGCTTCGAATGTGGTCCATGCACTAACACCACCACCATTAACAGCACGCAATCTAATTCTATAATTAGTATTAGGCTTAACTGTCATGAAATAGGTAACAGGACTTGCATCACTTTGACCAACACTAGGAATAGCTACCTGTGTATAAACACCACTAATCTGTTCTTGTATTTCTAAATCATAACTAGCAGCATTGACTGACCTATTCCAAGATGCTTTTAACATGATAATGTTATTGAACATTATACTCTGTCTTTCAAAGGATAATGACAATCCTGTAGGTACAGTAGGGGCTACAACACTATTATCCGTTGTTGTTACAGTAAATGCACTACTGTAATTTAAATTTTGATCAGACCAAGAATCATATACACCTACTTTAACATAATAAGTAGCAATACTATCAGCAACAGGAACGCTATGTACCAACCCTGTACCAGAGGCTACTAAATTTGATTTAGAAGGTGTAAACGCACCATTGACCGTACTATGGTGTATCATTGTACCAACAGCATCAGTAGCTGTAGATTGGTCATGAGTCACCTTATACAATCCACTACCAGCAGTCAATACAATATTAGAAGGTACTGACGGTGCAGGGTTGGTGAAGGTTGATACAGCAGCCGGTGATAAATTTCTTAAAGTATCACGAGCATATACTTGAACCGTAATTGATCTAATAGCACTACCAGCCCATGCAATTACTTCTTCACGAGTAATATCTAATGTACGTTCAGTCTGGTCTATAGTCTTAATTAGATTCATATTACTATTATCATAAATCTCAATTTTATAATCCAATAATCCTATAGCATTAGCTGAATTAGCTACAGTAGGCGCATCCCATTTAATCTTAAATGCTAATCCGGTGAATACGTTTCCACCAGTGGATAATTCTAGATTACTTGGCGCTCCTAGCACTGTAGAGGCAGAATCACCTACAACAAACTGATAATAATTAGATGCAGGTGGTGATAATGCTCCACTAGCACTTACAGCATATAGATACACGTCATATGTACCTATCTGTATATTCTCAATATTAACCTCTGGCTGCATTATGTTTGTGATTGTGCGCCAGTCTGTAGAGTTGTATCTCCATTTAATTTGATAACCACGCAACATTGGAGCGGAAACTGGATCCCATTTAATCCTTAAATTATAGGTAACAATACCATTTGGATCGATATTAGTCTCAGGAATGAATGTTAAATTGGTAGGAGTAGGTATAACATCATCAATTATTACACCATATTGAGGCGGTGTTACTACAATACCAGATTCAATACGTGCATATGCAGACGGATCATATATTTCAGCCTGTATAGAATATATTCCACGCTCTTCTTCATTGGCAGATATAATCTTAAATTTACGCGGCACCACTGTTCCATATAATCCCCATGCACTACCAATGTACGGAGTAACATCTTCACTGCCACTAAGATTTAATGTGGTATAAGTACCGGGACTGTTAGTTACTATTCTAGATGCTTCACTACCATCCCATCTAATATAACGTATAGTCTGTGATCCACTAATAATAACAGGTCTATCCAAGATTATAGTATTAATAGTACCGCCTACAATCTCACCACCCATGGTATAATTTGCATAAAAATTATCAGCAATGTCTACAACATCACCTACTTCAATAAATGCATTATTCCATGACACTTTAAACTGAACCATGGTACCATCTTTATATGAATTATCTATGGCCCATTTAGCAAATCGTCTAGCCTGTCCCTCATGTACACAACCAGCAGCAGATACTTCAGTCTTATTATATCCATATCTCTGAATTAATGCTGGTGAAGCTTCTTCCACTATAGTCTTAGAATTATATAAGTCTAATGAATCATTGAATATAGCAGTAGCTACAGTAAATTTAGATTCTAATGCCTTACCAGTATATTCAAATTTACCATCAATAACATTAGCATTAGTTAAAATTGCACTAGTAGGTGTTGGACGATCTTGTATAATACGTATTAAACCATTACCAGCAAATAAATTACCACGCATGGATAATGCTATAGATTGTAATGTCTTATAACTATCTTCTCTAGTCTGTATAACATTATTGTAACGGAATCTTGGTTCTTGCCCACCATTACCATCATCAACTAATCCATCATTATATACTGCGGCTTGATAAAAACTATAAATGTCTATATCAGATGGATCAACTATATCACCCATACCATAACGATCATTAGTCAATAAATCATATAATATCCATGCAGGATTGTCACAAGCAATAGGTGAATCAACCATACTACCATTAAACGTACCAGTATAAGATGCTTGTGATGCAATACTACCATCATCATTGTATACTCTAGGTGAATAATTATGAGGTACCTTAACTAATCTACCATCAATTAAATATGATCTTACAGGGATTTTACCACCAGTAGTTTCAGCATCAAACTGTACACCAACTATAGCTGCACCATCATAACTTACTTTAATGTCTTGTATAACTGTATAACTATTCCATTCTACCTTATCAATTATTTTAATATTAGTAGATGGTGCAGATGTTCTACGCAACCTTAATTGCCATGCACCAGTAGTATTAGGTGGTCTATCAATTCTATAAGATTCCTCATATGCACTAGTCGCCTTACCACGTATAACTCGCGTAGCAATCTGTGTCCATGGACCAGTAGTACCTAATCTATAATCAGCAGCAATGACTAAGTTTTGTCCATTAACTCTACCTTTATCATTGTCAGTATTCATTAATCCTTGTGGCAAACGTACAACAATTCTAACAGCATCAGCCTCACTTGGTATTAATCTAACAACACCAGCAACTGTCATTTCAGTACCAACGTTTACAGGCGTTTCAGCACTATCAGAGAATCCAATAATATAATCCTGCGCAGGTTCAGGTGGGTTAAAACCATCCCATAGACCATTTCTCCAATCAGCACGTACAGCAGCATAGTTATTACTATTATCAGCATTACGTATCGGAGTATTATCAAAATATATACCCTTAGCTCCACCAACAAGTCCACCAATCGGTCCTTCGGATATAATATCCAAAACCTTAATCATTGATTTACTTTTTAATTCACCATTAATAGGACCATACCACTGTTCATTTTCCCTATTAATAATATCATTAAACACCCTACCAGCACCACCAGCACCTTCAATTACTCTTAATTTTTTATCATCTTTTTTCATTTTATAATCCTATTCTTAAAGTGGAGCAGTCCAAGGTGAAGGTTCTGGTAATGGATCATTAGTCCAACCAACCGTTCCACCAAATAAGTAATCAGCATATTGACCAGATGATGCTATAATTGAACCACATTTAAACCTACCATATACTATATTAACCGGCTGACCTTGTTCAGTAACGTTATTAGGTTGATTAAATATAAAACTATTAGGTTTTTCTTCTCTACTATTGGGTAATGATGGAGTTAGTAATCCACCTAATAACATCGCACCACCTGTAACAGCTAATTGATAGTTACCAGTCCATACACCAACTACTATCAACACTATCCCTACGATAATATTAAATAACTTACCACCAGCACCTTCAATAACTGGCATTATCTTAATCTGATCAACAGAACTATCAAGTTTATGTGTGATATTATCCATCGATAAATCTTTATATTTTGTTTTTTTACTCTTGACCAATATATGAAATTTATTATTTCTTATAAAGTTCTTCACTTCTACACCAAACATATTAACCAATCCAGCAGTAATAATACGCATATCATCACCAACTAACTCAACCTCATTGGTCTTGCATAGTTTAGCTAATTTACCAAATAATTTTATCTTTCTAAGTTTCACTTGTTTAACCTCAAATGTTTAACAGCAAATGGTGACCATTTGCGATAATTGTCTATACGTGGAATCCTATCTATTAAATGATGAAGAATCCTACCATCACCTATGTAAACCGCTAAATGGTTTATTACTTTAGAACCTATAGCTAATGCTATAACATCACCTACTTCTAGTTCTCTAAATTTATCTACTTCAATAAATCCTATATCATCTATTAATAACGATTGAACTAAACTATTAATTTCAGCATCGTCAAAATCACGGGGAACATCTTTAAGAATTATATCACGGTTATGTTTATACCAATACTTAACTACACCATAACAATCAAATATTCCATATATGAATGGACGTGATTCAATAGGTGTATCATAATCAGGGAACCAGTGTATATCTGAAAAATTTTCACCATCATAACCAATAATACCAAAAGGTATATCAAGATTATTCTGTGTAGTTAAATCCATTTTGGATGGTGTGCAGATATGCCATGAAAGTACTCCTTCTGGCTTATATTCAATGTTTGTATGGGAATGTACCAATCCAATAAAATCATGTTGATAAAACTCTTCAGGATCAACACTAAACCGTTCTTTAGGTTCTGGATGGATATTAATCAATGGAATGGCCTTACGTTTAGTAATACCAATCACTGCTTCATTAGGATACTGTTTAGATACTTCATCATGTATCACTTTAAGTTGTGTTTTAGATAGTTTCAATTGATACTCCGATTTAATTATTAAACTTATTTATCAATTACATGGCACGGAATCGTTGCATACCCGGACAATATAATCCTTGTTTGCTTATATGATCCTTCAAACATTGCCTACGTGGTAATATATTACCGGGTTTATCTATATTATTAGCCAATACCCATTTAATACCTTCAGTACCCAAATAAGATCGCTGAATAATTATATAATTCTCTACGGGCCAATGTTGATTAGGATTAGCATCAGGACTACCATCTAAGTACATAGATAATGTTCGCCACTTAGTAACCTTAGCACCTACTAAATCACCATAACTTATCATCATACTTGTTAATAATGTAGATGCTGTAGATGCTTCTAATGTAGGTCTAGAAGGTGCTCCATCAATAGACCTATTCATACCATTAATATTAATAGGAAACGGTACATATATTTCTCCACGCCATGTAACATTTGTTTCTGAATGTGGTGTGAATCTTGATATTATGTTATGTCCGACAGGATTTAAATCAATTTCATATAGTTCTACTATCTCACCAACATATTCTTTGGTCAATTCTTGTTTAATTGTCATTAATACACCTGTTTGACTTTCATGGATATGTTATACACACATCCATCATTATTTTCAGTAGGTGGTTCTACAATTCTATATTTACCTGCAACACCATCTACAGGTGTCCAACTCCATGATTTAACCATACCAACTGTTGCATAAAAGTTCATAAACTCGTTCCTTAATGCAAGTGTTAAATTATTAAATTCTAATTGCCATTCATCATAACGTGAATTTATTCCTAATGCAGCTACTTGAGTATGACCATCGCCATACTCAGATACCATTATTCTCTGATTTAATGTTCGTGTAGAACGTTGAGATACTCTATTTACTAAATTAATTGGTAATGACATTGTTTACTCCTTAACCTAACATATTACCGGGTCTTTTTTGATCTTGTATGATCTGCTTAATCTTATTGTCCATCATCTTATCTAAAGTCTTAACAGTAAGTTCAGCAGATTCTTCCGGTGAGTCTGATCCATTTACCGTAACATTGTTAACTATAGAAATATTACTACCACCACCGCCATTACCACCTGATACACCTAACTTACCATCTCTACCACGTTTTAATGGTACTATAGCTTCTGGACCAGCTTCACCCATTAATCCAATACCACCATTAGCATAAAACTTCGTAGGAGTGCCTATAACACCACCCTTAGCAAATGGTGTGATTGGTCCTGATGCATTAACGTAGCCTTCTGAAGCGCCTCCTAGACCCTTTGCAATACCACTGAATAGTGTTCCCCATCCACCACCCATACCTCCACCAAGATTAGACAGCATCTTGATTAATTGTGACTTAGCTAAGTCAATAGCCATTTGTCTAATCATTTCTTTAAAATTGACTTTTTGACCATCCATCATCTTACTAAATGCATTTCCTAAAGAATTACCAATATTAGTCATTGCATCTTGTAACAATGTACCTTGCTCAATAGCCTTATCATTGGCTTCCTGTTGCAATGCTATCAGTTTCTCTTGTGCAGCAATTTGTTTAGCCTGTTCTTCTGTAAAACCTTGGGTTATTAGTTCCGTAATACGATACTGTTCGTTTAACAATATCATCTGTTCATTCCAGAGTCGTGTATTAGGAACTATACCATCTGCTATTAAACTACCTACCTGCTGTTCATATGATAATCTTAATGCAGCATCTTGTACCATTTGTGATACTGTAAGTGTCTGTTGTTCAGTAACTTCCTTCTGTCTTTCCAATTCTGCTGTAACTTTAGCAGCATTTTCAGCAGCTTGTGCTCCAGCTATCTTCTTCAATCCTTCATGATAAGCATCTAATCCTAACTTACCTGTAGCATAAAGATTGTTCATATCTAAAAATGCTTGTGTATATGTGTCTAATGATGGAGTAATACTCTTGATAATAGAATCATATTCACGCATTAATGCATTCTGTTCCTTTAATACATCATTATTACCTTTAGGTTGAATAGTGGGCAATGTTGGACTGGTTGGTTTAGTTGGTGCTTTTGGCTTTAAGGAAGACTCAGAAACAGGAACGTTAAAGTTGTCGAACGTAATGCCACGCATAGCAAAGGATAGTTCTTCAACCCTCGCAGTCATATTCCTAAATTCTTCATCATAGTCTAGAGCTTTTTCAATACTCCAACCCATTTTAGTATATTCGGCAGTCATGCGTTCAACTTCTGGAGCTAGTTTTGTGTATTCTTCCAGAGTTTGATGATAATTCTTTAAATCGGCATTACCAGTAACTAACCACCTGACCCAATCCGCGAAAGCAGGTACTTCTGCCAATACTTTAATGGTTGCATCCGCTATCTTAATCATTCCATTGGCTAGTTTAACCAAACCTTCTTGTACTTTAGGATCATTCAATGTATCAGTTAAATTGTTAATAGATTCAGTCATACCGTCTAGAGAACCAGCTTTACCTGTCATTAAATCATTAAATGAATTTTGTAATGCCTTAATAGCACCACCAAATGTATTACGCATTGCACTGGCAGCACCTGCAACACCAGATTCAATCTCTTCGAACATTAACGCCTGAGCTTCAGCTAATCTACCAGTACGTTCAAGCTCTTTTAACTGTTCTATAAATTCTTTAGTAAACTTGAATCCCTGTTGAGCTAATGCACCAGCAGCAGCACTAGGTTTTTGGATGGCTTTACCAATAGTTTCAGCAGCTTGTACTACACTAACACCATACCTAGTAGACCAATCAACAGCATTTTGCATAGCTCTTGGGAACTGTTCTCCAACAATGTCAGTATATGTAAGCATACGTGAAGCAGCTTCATTAATCTCACCAGCACTAATGGTAGACATTCTAGAAAGTTTGGTGGATAATTCGTCTACTTGATCAGCAGTGTATCCAGCAGCACCACCAGTAGACTTAATTACCGATTCTAGTAATGCCATCTCACGTTCAGCATCCATTGTATTTTTAACAATTAATGCTAATCCAGCAACCGCTATACCACCAATAGCAGCTATTCCTACTCCAGCCATCTTGGCAGCATTGCCTAAATTAATTAATGATTTACCAGAACGCTTAGATGCATTATCAATATTATTGATAAGCTTTTCAGACTCTTTGGCAACCTTAGAGATACGTTCTAAAGATTTAACTGCATCAGATAAATCTTTACTATCTACTTTGTATGCTACATTAACTATATATTGTGTCATAATTTACTCATTTGTTATGTTCAGTGTACGCTTTATACCATTCCCTATCCCACTTCAATAACTGTCTCACTTCTACTATACTCATCTCCCATTTCATTAATGTTTGGTAAGAAAGTATGTCAGTATGTGTTATTGGTGAATCATATGTCTTGGTATTTTTAATTTCCCAATATGCATCCCATATGGGTATCAGTGAAGGTATCGGAACATAATCCAATACCTTCAGTTCTTCCTTGATCTGATCCACTTCCTGCTTTAATTCGTCAGGAAGATTATCATAATCCTTTATTAACTTTTTATAATGTTGTGCTTTTGAGCCTGAACCAACATTGACAGAATCTTTAAGTATCCTGTCAATAAATTTATATGAGTGGTTTAGGCTTTCGTAAAAAAATTATCTTGGTCAGCTATAGCTTCATTAACTTGATCACGTATCCAAATATAAAGCATATTAGACATTAGTGATACTACATTTTCTTTAGTACATTCCATACCAAAAAAATCTAGATCCCATGATAATACACATGTAGCAGTCAATTCTGCTTGGATACGTAACATATGTTCAGCATCCATATCTTCACCATTCTTAGAAAGTATAGTCTTGTTTAGTTCAATAGCCTTTAATACATATTCATTATTCAAGGCTGATGCCACCTCAATCCATGCATCCAATTTACCATGTTCAGGATGTGTCAAATATAATTTATAAGGTTTTGGTGCAAGATCAGCTAATGTTAGTTTTTTAGTTTGTTTAGTCATGTTTTATACTCCAGTTATTTGACTCTACTATATTTATACAATTATCAGAGCATAAACAATAAAGCCCCCAAATGGGGGCTTTATTGTTATTAATCAATGATTAAATTATGCACTTCTAGTAACTACTACAGTAGATTGTAAAACAGGATCATACAATGCTCTAAATGGTAGAGACACTAAACGCTCACCACTACCAGAATCAATCGGAGCATCTGCACCAGTGTACTTAATTTTTGGTAGATTAAATGTTAAAGTATTTACACCATCACTCAAAGTAAATGATAGACTAGTTGAAGTACCATTCAAAAACTTATTAATCAATGCTGGTGATGTGAAAAATACATCTAAAGTTCCAGTTACGTCAACACGACCCGGAATAATGTCAGCAGGTGAACATCCGCCCCACGCAAAAGTATGTGCAAGATTATTAGTAATAGATAATGACACACTATTAGCATAAGCAATTGGTGATCCACCTTCAGATATATTACCACCACAATGAGTGAATGGTTGACGTACAGCCTGTGCAGTGTATGCACCATTATTATCTATAGTAGCTGCTGTAAGATTATCAGTCATAGACAATAATTCAAATGAAGCAGTAACCAAGCCATCAATAGGTGCTTCAATATTAATAGCATTAACTATTGTACCAGTATATTGACGATACACACCAATGTCAGGTTGTGCTTCTTCTAATGTAACTGAATTAATAGTATCACCAAACTTCAATACATTAGAGTTAAAGGTATTATAAAAACACGATTCTAATAGTGTGTCGAAATTTTCATGAGCAAATGGACCTTCTAATGTACCAGTAATAGTCTTATTGCCAGTCTGTGTATATTGATATTGTCGTGTTCCCGTCTTAGAATCATCCAATAATTCAGGTTTTTCAATTGTAAATGATGCACTAGCAAAACGCTGCGCAGTTAATTCTGGAGTGGTTGGAGTAGTATTAAAAGTACTCTCCTTAACCAATCCTATTCTTGATGTTGCATTACTTGCATTAGCCATTGTTAAAACTCCTATAGGTAAGTGAACTAATTTTCATTATTATATTTATATAGATTACATATATTCTTGTATATATGATTAATCTACATATTCTTGTCGGTATGCTAAAAATACTACACCTGCACCACCTGCACCACTATCTAACATGCTGTGACCACCACCTCCACCACCACCATAATAATCAACTCCATTTTCAGCAGCTATTGAGTCTGGTCCAGTACCATTAGCTCCACCACCTAATCCACCAGCACCTACAGTCACTCCAGAACCTACATATACGCCACCACCACCGCCACCACCATAATATTCACCAGTAATGAACCATGATAAACCATCACCACCATTACCAGCAGAATCTGGGCCACCATTACCACCAATACCACCAGCACCAGCACCTCCACCAGTGGTTCTAATACTTCCACTATAATATCCACCACCACCATTTATTAATGAATTGGTAGCTGGTAGAGTAGTACCAGATGATGAAGACCGTCCACCACCAGTACCATTAGGATTAGCTAGTGGTTCATTACCATTTTTACCACCAGCACCTCCACCTACAGCTTCAGATATAATCACACTACCGGGATATGTTTTGATTACAGAAGAATTACCAAAATTACCATCATAACCTTCCGTTCCAATCTTGGGTACTGATGGTCCACCTGCGCCGGGAATAGCTTCAATATAATAAGGTGCTTGGTTGATAAAGGTACTGCCTATATCGACCATTCCACCACCACCCGGTGGCCCTGCATTTTGGTTTCTACCTGCAGACGTATAAACTCCACCACTACCACCACCACCTACGACACAATAATGTAACTCTTTATCACTACCTAATGAAGTAATTTCAAACATTCCCTGTGATGTAAACTTGTGTACACGCCATTTAACATTACCAACAATTATGTCAGATACTGTTCCACCTGTTGCTTCCATTGGCTTCCATTGTGATGGTCTATGTCTAATTAACATTCTAAATGTTTGCATAATATTATTATCCTATCACCCAATTTAAACTAGATATTTTGATTATAGTCACACTACTTCTAGGTGGCAATTCAAATGGTGTAGCTTCTTCACCCATGTAATATAATTTATAACTACCAGTAGTATCTAATGTTATGGTTCCACTGTCACTAGCATTTACAATGGTAATAGTATCATCCAATACACATCCAGCACCTATCGTCCATGTAACATTTCCACCTATGGTCTTCTTGATAATTGAATTTGCAATATTAGAAATATTAGTTATAGTACCATTTACAGATTGTATAGTTGATGCCATACGTGCCCTAGCTGTACCTTCAACTACTAGATCACCAGTTATAGTTCCACCAGTTAATGGTAATGCAGGTGCAGGTTTGTTATTTAAGTCATTGTAATTATTACTTAATCCTACAGCACTAATAGATGGTTTATTTAATATTTGGGCAATACCACTAACTGCGTTCCAATCACTATTAACTTGTACTGGAATAACAGGTTTATTATCTAAATCTGAATAATCATTAGATAAACCTACAGCACTGATGCTACTAGTATTAGCTTTTAAATTTAAAGCATTTTGTGTAGCCGTAGATACAGGTTTTGACAAATCACTTGTATTATCAACATTACTTAAACCAATATCTGTCTTATTAATTATTACATTACCTGTCTTACCATTAACACTATTAACTGGAATAGTAGGAATGGTAGGCTTGTTATCTAAGTCATTGTAATCATTAGATAAACCTACAGCACTAATATCAGTAGTATTAGCTTTTAAATTTAAAGCAGATTGTGTAGCTGTGGATACAGGTTTTGATAGATCAGATGTATTATCAACATTCCCAAGTCCTACATCAGATTTATTAATTACTACCACACCTGTTTTACCATTAACACTATTAACTGGAATAGTAGGAATGGTAGGCTTGTTATCTAAGTCATTGTAATCATTAGATAATCCTACAGTACTAATATCAGTGGTATTAGCTTTTAAAGTTAAAGCGTTTTGTGTAGCGGTACTAATTGGTTTATTCATGTCACTTGTATTATCAACATTACTTAAACCAATATCAGATTTATCAAGTATTACTGCACCTGTTTTACTATTAACACTAGACACGTCATTAGGTGGTGACAACATTTCAACCCAATCACTAATATCGCCATTTGTTCCAGTAGTATTAATAAAGGATTTAGATATATCTGTTCTAATAGCTAAATCACCTTTTTGTACGGTTAATGCCAGCATTACCACTTCAGAGTTGACTATATGTGTGTCAGTAATAGCTAATGGAGGAATATATTGATTAGGTATTAGACCATCTTGATTTAATGGTACAACACCATCCGCTACTCCTTTCTGAGAAACATTAATAGCATCTGTTATTCCATAACCGGATAATGTACTAGGTTTATTTAATATTCTAGAAACACCTGTTGTAGCATTCCAATTACTAGGAACTTGTGCAGCAGGAATAGTTGGTTTGTTCAACAGATCATTATAGCTACCACTAAATGCTACACCAGCCATATCCACAATGTTCACCTTAAGGTCTAAGGCATCTTGTGTTAATGTGCTGATTGGTTTGTCAAGATCACTTGTGTTATCAACATTACCTAATCCTACAGTAGCCTTTGTGATTATTACATCACCAGTCATTGTGTTGACTGAATTGACGAGTGGTGGGACGCCTACCAGATCACCAAAGTCTCCTGAATATGCAATTGGTTGGATTGTTTGATGCCATGGCGTGAAAAAGTCAACAAAGTCTACCCATGCAGAGTAGTCCAACTTGTCTCCAAGTTCATCCCACAATGCCAATTGGTCAGATTGATATGTTCCTTGACGCCAAGTATCCCAATCAGTAATGTTCAGCTTCAGATTCAATGCATTCTGTGTAGCTGTGCTGATTGGTTTACTCAGATCGCTCGTATTGTCAACATTGCCCAATCCAACATCAGACTTATCCAACACAACATGACCAGTCTTGGTGTTAACAGACAACACAGGCACACTCGGAATTGATGGTTTGTTATCTAGGTCATTGTAATCGTTGGATAAACCCACAGCACTAATAGACGGCTTATTCAATATTTGAGCAATGCCACTAGCTGCATTCCAATCACTATTAACTTGTGCAGCAGGGATAGTAGGTTTATTGGTTAGGTCATTGTAATCACCTGTAACAGCGACAGTTTTTAATATGCTATTATCAGCTTTTAGGTCTAAAGCATTATTAAGATCTATTTGAGATAGAATGTCTCCTCCAATATCACCCCAATTAACAGAAACTGAAGATTGTGACACTGATATAATGACATTTTGTGGATTACTATAATCAATGGTAACGTTAGGTGTACCAGCAGTGTATATTGGCAATCCTATCAATGCACTGTAGTTACCAGATAATCCAACAGCACTGATACTACTAGTATTGGCTTTTAGATTCAATGCATTCTGTGTAGCTGTGCTGATTGGCTTGTTCAGATCAGATGTATTGTCTACATTTCCTAGTCCTACATCTGTCTTATTAATTATTACATTACCTGTTTTACCATTAACACTATTAACTGGAATAGTAGGAATGGTAGGTTTGTTATCTAAGTCATTGTAATCATTAGATAATCCTACAGTACTAATAGATGGCTTGTTTAATATTTGAGCAATACCACTAACTGCATTCCAATCACTATTAACTTGTGGAGAAGGAATGATAGGTTTGTTATCTAAGTCGTTATAATCATTAGATAGCCCAACAGCACTAATATTAGTAATATCAGCTTTAGTATTTTCTAGTCTATCCAATTCATTATATATTGGTTGAAGGTCTGTATCGCTCCCAGTGACCGCTACACCACCAGCAGTAGTACCATCCCCCATATACAAAGTGTTGGCCTCTACGGACCATACAGGCTCTCCTATGGCTGGTATATAGCCTAATCTATCACTTTCCGTTAAGGCTCTTTTAATCTGGAGCTTATTGTTTATAATTTGTTTCATTATTTGTCCTTATATGGTTCCACAATTCAATACATTGCAATATTCTTCATAAATGATTATTCCACAATCTATTAAATTATTTGATGTGTCTAATACTGTTCCGCAATCAATTAAATCAATTAACATTCCATCCACTTCTAAAACATAATTATGTAATACCTGTTCATAAACAACATTATACATAGGCGTATAATTAATATTATCATATACAATGTTGTTTAATATACATTCATATTGATTAATATGACCAATATATTGAATAGTTATATTAGGAGGGTGTATGTATTTTTGCATTATCTTGTAACTTCTGGTATTACAGTAATATTACCTGAAAATGGTTTAAATACATTATCAGGATCATTAATGTCATATATTTCAATATCATATACATAATTACCAGCAGGGATAGTAGCGGTGTATGAAGCTGTCATAGTTGATTCAAATTTACCTTCAATGGCATTAGTAGCATTACATACAAAATCATATGCTTTACATGAATCTACGGTTTGTCTCATTTGTGATCTAATACCTTTATTAGTTAGATCTATATCTAATATTGAACATGCGTTACCAACACATCCATCTGGTAGTGTTTCTTGTACATGTGCTAAAAATTTAAAGGATGAACCTTGGTTTATGGTCAGATTTACTATTTGTGTCATTTGTATTAAGTCCTGTAATATACTATTCTAATTTGTATTGGTGTAACGTACCAATCTGTTTCAGTAGTGGATGATAGTCTATGTGCATATTCAATCACTGCACTTTCACCATCAATAACTATAAATCTATTATTTTTATCATTAAAATAATCAATAATATTATCAGCTATTTGATTTGTTGATCCACTAGTGGCAGGATTGTATACATCTAATTGATAAATGGCTATGATACGCATTTGTCTATCTTGTCCAATACTTATTTGGAATGGTTCACTAGGTAAAAAGGTACCTCTACACCATGATTGTCTTAGTGTAGGTTTAAACTGTTGATTTTCTTTAGCATATGGAATATTAATCATTGATTCTATTTGTGTTTCCATATGATTTATAATTTGATAGTCTTTCATGATTATATTTATCTTATCCTCTATTACGATCTATATTGTTCGTAGCCTTTTGTACAATATTATCCAGTTCATTACCTGTTCGTGCTATAAATCCTACGGGTGGTTGTGTGCTGGTACCTTGTTCAATAAAAATACCATGATCTGCACCTGCTATAATATTAGCCGTATCACCAATAGATAATTTTTTAGCTTTACTTGCGTTGATACTTTTGGTGGATGAACCAGATTTATCATTACTTGTTTTATCAATACTATCACTATTAATTTGTAATTGAATTGATCCTTTCAACTCTCCAGTATCTGCAGGAACCTTATCTATAATCCTCTCTTGTGCTTCTATCACCATCCCTCGGAAAAGTCCTGTTAGATCTTTCATTATTTCTGTCGGGAGTTGATCCATTGTTACGTTCTTCGTCTTCATCATATTTTCCTTCTGTTAATTTGATTACTGCGGCAAATACGCCTACGAGTGTAGTTAATACGCCAGTAAATGCTCCCATATCCACTAATGTCATACCGGCTTTTAAAGTACTGAACATAACTGTTAATATAGTTACAGTCACTCCCCATAACAATATCTTAGAAGGTTCTAATGCATTGGTAATAGGGTTGGTAATATTCAGGAACTTTAAGATGCACAATATCCTATTCATCCTACCCATTTTAAAACCTCATTATTTGCTTAAAAACATTCTGTATAATAATATTGTATTTGCTGGTGAAAATGTATCCACATATATTACTTTATACACAGTACCATTCATAGATACAAAATGTTCTACTTCAGGTATAATACTAGTAGCAGTACAATAAACTATAGTTTCGTATCTATCTACTACTGTAGCAGGTATATAATCATTCTTAGCTGTACCTTCAACTAACATTACAGTACCTAATACATTACCTTGTAAATCTTCTATAGATGCAGATTTACCATATTGTGTTAATAATCTTGTAGCAGTGTTTTTCATTCGATCATAAAACATATTATCTAGTCCTATATCCAACTACACTTGATATACTATTCAATGGTAATATACTATTCATTAAATTTGAAAATAATACATATCTACTTTGATTCTGTGGTGTCCAATATTGAACAGATTCTTGTACGGCACCTTGACCAACACTAACAGTCGTTGCTTTAACATTATTAGATTGATTAGGATTATAATCAATTCCATCATCCATCAATATTTCTATAGCTAATTGTGCTGTAGCTTGTTTTAATCCATTAGGTATAGTACCAGCAGGGATTGTTCTACCACGTCTGTCAACATATGTTGTACGTGGGAATAACATTGATTGATTATTATCATATAAACATCCCGGTACAATATTAACATATTTCATGTCAATATATTGTGATGCTAATATAATAGATGATTCTTGTTTTGATACATTGTTGCACCATACTTCTCCCATGCCTACAGATTCAGCATAATCATTAACAAATGATTGATCTACATATGCATTCATATTTGGGTCAGTTGGATTAATTATAAGTGCCATTATTTGGTTCCTTTAGTCTTACGTTTTGGTTTTTCAGGTTTATCATTATTTTCAGGTTTATCACCATACAAATGTTCAAATAGATTAGAAGTATCTTCAGGATTATATTTGCCTTCAATAGATCTAACTAATTGTTTACGTGCTTCAGCCATCCACATTAATTTAGTGTTTGTATCTGTAGCTTTAGATGCTAATTCTACATAATGATTATACATTGCATTTGACATGTTATACTCCATGTTAATAGTCTTTAATATTTATAGTATTTAACTGTAGAAAAAAGAAAGGCTCCAATTAAGGAGCCTTTCTTTGTTTCTTACAAGTGTTGATTAGTTAGATACAAGCTTACCAACAAGCATACGCACACCGTAATCATACTGATTACCAGCAAGTTCCCAGTTAGCAACAGTTGCTAGTTCAGCATCGGTAGCAGTATTGCCAGCAAACACCGCAGTCTTCTTAATAGAAGCTCCGAACGGATGCAGTACCCAACGTTTCTGAGTTGCGAAAGAATCAGCAAAACCAATCTCACGATCAAACTCAAGAACCTTGTTCATGTCAGTAGCATCAGCAAAACCGAATGCACCGTTACGAACAATTAGAGTATCATACACACCACTAGAACGTGTAGTTAGAGTACTGGAAACAACAATCTGCATACCTTGGAAGGTTTCGATAGGTTTGCCATCAGCACCCGGTAGAAGTGTAGTAACCTGATCAGCCTGTAATTTAGCATACACAGCAGGATGAACCACAAGGATGGAAGCATCATTCATATATTCGCCAAACAGACCACGAGTTGCTATGATTGATTGAGCAGTGATTATAGCACCAGTCGTAGCAGCAGCACTAATGTCATTAACGAAACCTGAACCAACGTCTGCTTGAAGACCTAACGCTGAACCACGAGCTTGCGCAACGAGGTTAGCATCGAGATTACGCTGCCAGAAGGTACCAACCTTAGACACTAGCGCATCAAGAGGACTTTCAGCACCTGCCATATCTTTAGCAACGTCTGCAATACCCCATTTCTTATTACGCTGAAGGATCGCACCATACTGAACAGAACTATCCAAAGAATTGGTATTAGGTGCAGTATCACCCATCACATCAGCAGAGCCACTTAGACCACCCCATGAAGGAACAGCTACGGTGTCGCCACGATAAGGGAACACAACATTTGAATCAACAACTGCACCTGATAAGAAAAAATCACTCTTCTTACGAATGTCAGTATTTACATAATTTGCTACAACCTCTGGGACTATAGCCAAATCGCTTACTTTAGTAGTCATTATTAATCTCCTATTTTTGTTAAAATTGACTTTATTATTTATCTTTCGATGATTTGTATTTATAACCCGCAGGGTTTAAAATTTAATTAAAATAATGTCGCAAACATTATTTCATATTCTTATTTATGTTTTGTACAATAAAAACGAAAATTGGTGGAATTACCCACCAATTTTCATTTATATAGCGATAATAAATTTTATCACTGTCTAGTCTTTTTAAGGTATTCCATATGTTTTGATAGACTGTAATTAGGATCGTTCATATCTGTTATTACTTGACCATTCTTAACACCATTCGTACCTACTGCTTTAGTACCTGATCCATTATGACCAGATCCATCAAATGCTCTCGAATATACTGGATCAACTTTCATTTCATTTACTAAATCTTCAATAGTCGCTGGTTCACCATTTTTATACATAGGCTTACCATCCTTAGTAAGTACATCATATTTAACAGTATTACTTTCATCATCAAATGATGCTGACAATCTATTACTAATCACTCCAGATAATAGTTCAGGTGATCCTTTATGTTTAATTAATGTATTATTAATTTCGATATTAATATTGGACTTAATATAATTAGATTTAAAGTTGTCAAACTTTGAACGTTCTTTATTTAATTCTTCTTTTAAAGATGCTTCAAGAGCTTTCAGCTTTTCATCATTATGTTCTGCATCTTTAGTACCCGTATTACTTTTCAGGGTATTAAGTTCTGCTAATTGTGATTTAACGGTATTATAGTCACCTAGTTCCTTAAATACTTTCAGTTCTTTCAACTGTTGTAGTTCGGATAATAGTTCATCACGTTTATTCATTAGTGGTTTCTTAGCTTCTTCAATAAATGGGCTAAGTACTTCCTTAAACTTATCATCATTGAATAGTTCTTTACCACTATCGCTACTTAAAAATTCTACAATCTTATCTTTGTCCATTGTTTATACTCCTATAGTTAATGAATCATTCTTTATTTATATTACCATCGTTATTAACTGGCTCAATATCAATATTATTGACAGATTTAATCAACTTGCGTGCTTTAATTTCTTCTAATACTGCTTTAGCATCTAATAGTCCTTCCTTATACATATCAATCAATAATCTAACTTCATCAGATGATAGTACTGTTGAGGATACATCCATTACATATTCAGAATCCGATGCATCTATATTCAAATATAATCCGGCAATTATTAATGCTTGGTATATAGACCATTCTAAATCAATAGTAATAGATTTTAATATGCTATTAGATTCAGCAGCATCTAACAATCTTCCAGTAGCTGTTTCAGTACCGGGTTTAATTACTGTCAAGTCTAATCCCATTACTGACATATTATCAATAAGTTTATCAGCACTCTCCATTACTACTTTAATACCACCACCAGAAGGTTCAACCCATTTAATATCCGCATTAGAATCACTTGTAGAATATGTAGAGTTAGGTGATATTTGTATTGTCTTAGGTGTTCCGTCTTCATTAGTACCTGCATCCACACCTTTAATAAACAATATAGGACACGCAACACTGTGTAAAATATTTTCAACATCAGATTGTTTCTGCCAATGTAGAATATTAAGAAAAGCTAAGTCTAATAGTACAGGTGTGCCAAAATATGGATTAACTTTATTTCCATATACAGGTACTACAGGAATAATATCTAATGATATTTTACCTTGATAAATTAATTCTTCTTTATTATTAATAAATTGATAGGTTCGTACATATACACCATCCTCCAATCTTATAAAGTCTTTACGTTGTTCTATTTGATCGCCTTCTTGATCTTCAACCATTTCAGTAAAACTAAACTTAACCAGTTCTACTTTATTGTTAATATAATCTAATTTAATATCCAATACTGCTAATGGATTGATCTTCACAAAATACGGACGAATGTTTTGATCATATTCGTCGGCTAGTGATAGTTCATGATCTGTGGAAGGATAATCAACTAATATATAACTGATACCAAAATTAATAGCCTCTTCTAATAGGCTCTTAGTAAAATATTCCAATCCTGATCCAGTTTGGTCACAATCCACTCTCATGTAATCTAATGATTCTGGTAGTGTCATTGCAGGAGTAGTAGCAAATGCTTTACCTACTGCTTGTTTAATAGTTCTAGAATATGCTGGAAACAAGACGGATCTATTCAATCTTGAATTATAGTTTGCAGTGGATTCTGAAGGTTCTTTTGGTAAATATAATGTACCAGCATCACGCATGGCATCTGTACCTTGGTAGACAGTATCCACCATTTGATACATCGAATTATATTTTGATAGTGTTTTTGATACTTTAAACGTACTCATGATTTATCCTTAACGATTATATTTATCTTCCGTGGGTATTATAAATTGTTGAATTGGCAGTATTAATTGGATACAACCTATTCACCAAATATCCCAATGCATCAGGTGCTGCTGATATGTCGGTTCTACCAGTTCCCTTTTCTGGTTTACCATTCTTATCAAATGATTGTGATGTTAGTGCTTTTATTAGTTCATTACACTTATTATTAATAAACAACCTTCTATTACCTGATACAGTCTTGAATAGTGTATTAACAGCATTTATTCTAGCATCTATCTCAGGGTTAGCATTAGGTGTGTCTACTCTTAATCCATTATGTCTCAATATTGCATGATCAGTATCTTTTGCAGAAGTTTTTCTAGATGATCCTGATGCGTCTGGTACAACTGTTATTCTTCCTTTAAAATCTGGATACTTTCTTAATATTTCTTTAGCCATTGCATCGGTATTAGTATCATATAAAACAATCTCATCTTTAATATGCAATTGTTCAACATTATTTACCTTATGTTTTTGTCCAATAACTGCTACCATCTTAGCAACGTTAAAGTCTATTCCTACATATAATCCTAATTTAACATCTAGTTCTATATTAGATACTGATTCATCTAATGAATATTGTTTATATACTAATCCAGATGCTGTAGTGAATGATACTCTATATTCCTGTTCATATGTATCAATTGATAATGTTTTTTTAGCATTCTCAATACGCATTTCAATATTAGGTACATTTACATGAGGATGGTCAATGGGTATTATCCATGTTCTAAATCCTTTAGTAAATTCATGATTATTTAATATTCCTTTTTGACATATCTCATAAAAATGATTACGTCCTTTAGGAGTGGAAGCTATTACTAATCTACCGTTCCTAGCATCTAACATAGCGTTCAAAGATGTTAATACATCTGCTTCCATAAATGCATATTCATCTAGTAATAGTAAATCACATGTCATACCACGTAATTTATCTACTGATTCTGTACCAGCAAATACAATACGTGAACCATTAGTTAATTCAACGGTTAAATCCGTCTTATTAATGTTCTTTATTAGTTCTTTAGGTATAATACTATCATTAGATGTTACTAATGGTCTGAATCCAATGGCCTTTACTTGTTTAATTGTTGGAGCAAGGTATAATATCTCTATTCCCGGATTCTCCAACATCTCCTTAAGGCATATAGTACGTAATGTAAGACTCTTACCTATTTGTCGAGAGGTTGCAAGTATCCTTACTCGTGCCTTAGATAATAAACATTCAACTTGCCATTGTTGTAATCTACCAGAAGATAATATCTGTGATTCTGTTAATACGCCCATTACAGATACTTTTCATCTTCACTTATAGTAGCTGTTAAAGTTTCTCTGTCTTGTATAACTATTAATGGTTTAGATTCTTGTTTAGTTTCAACATCATCCATTATTTCATAATCATACATTTCACGCGGTAAACCATAGGTATACTTAAACATAAATTCCAATAGATTTAACATATCTTTACGATCTTTAGCTTCGTATGTATCGTATATAAGATTAATTAACATAGGCATACCAGCCTGTGTTATGGCTTCGTGTAGTTTATTACGCATTTCCATGGTAGGCTTACGAAAGTTAGCTCTTGCACCATTGGGATTGCCTGAATGACCGGGTTTAAACTGTGTTGCCTCTTTACCAGTACCTTTAGTCTTTTTTGTACGTGGTTTAGCTTGCTTTTTAACCGCTTTAGGTGTTTCTGTGTTATCTGTCATAATGCTTTACTCCTTGTCGCTGACAATTTGTTTAATATTGTTAATACGCTGTATTAATTTAAAATGGTACATAATCTGGTCCAAAATGTTCTATATCTAGTCTAATCTGTATTCTACGTTTCTCAGACATGAATATAGTCATTTCAGTTATATCTAAATTACCAGTGTGTTCAATATTCAACCATTCGTAGAATGATTGTTTATAAACCTTTGATAATATTGGGGTTATGAATGATGAAACCTGTTTAATGGAAGGGTCTAGGGCTTCTGAATCGTCATAAACATGCCACCAGCACATTTTATATAGCCAATCTAATGCATTTAAATCCCATTCGTTAATACCTACTTCGAATGTTCTTCCTTCCTCACATATCTGTTCAAGGTCATCTTCTAATTGTTTAACCTTGTCTGATAGTCGATCACGTTCTTCATGTTCCAAAACTATAAAAGTTTTATCGGTTTTAGATTTATAAATTTTCATACCACTCCGTTAAAGTTATTAATCTTATTTATACTTAAGATAATGTAGCCTTGCTTTATTATAGCCTTCTAGGTATTGTTTAGTATCTGTATGGTAGCATACATTCCAATCATAATATAAATCTACATAATCAAATGGTAGATAATTATTTATTCTTAGTTTGGTAAACCATGATCCTACAATCTTATTCAATGCTTCTTCAATGTTTTTAGTTTTGGTGAACAATATCAATACGTAACCATGTTCTTTCAAGAATTGATAGTTAGTTAATGCATTAGATTGTTCTACTGATAATATGTCCATGATTATATTTACAAAAAAGGGATACTGTTTCCAGTATCCCTTAAAGTTTGTTGCGTGTTTTGTAATTATTATTATTCTGGTGTAAATATTTTACGTTTCGGTTTTGCTATGATTATTGGTCCGGTTTGTAATTGTTCTTTACTTTGTTCTGTTCGTTTATCAGATGGTTTATAGTCTGGTAATGTTCTTGATACTTTTCTATTTTGTAAAATTTCATTAATTATTTCTCTTCCATCTACTTCTTCACAATAAATTGATTTGATTGCATGTTTATATACCAATTCATATTTGTCAAGTTCTTTATCATGAATAATTATTGAATATTGATCAGCTTGTCTAAATTTGCCATACATTGTAGTTCCATCTAAAAATGTTATGGTTACATATTTTCCGAGTATTGATCTAATCCATGTATTTTGTGATATGCTCTCGTTCTTTTTGCCTACTATATTTGGTTTTGCCATTTTTATATCTCCGTTATATGTTATTATTATTTTTTAAATATTATTTCGTGTATTACTTCTTGTAAATTTTGATCTATAGAATTGCTTGCAAGTGACGATGATGTGATTAATGCTATTCCTATCATAATTGTCAAAATGCAAGCTATCCAGAATGGTTTATCGCTATTTTTGTATCTGTACATATTATAAAATCCTGTTGAAGAAATGTAACATAAATCTATTTATACTGTTCAATCTTCAAAATACTTGGTTACTAACGTTTTAACTGCTTCTACATACTGCTCTAATATTTCCATTTTTTCTTCTTTATCAAACTTTCTATAGTCAGCTTCTAGTGTATTAAGGGTTTTTAATTGTTCTGATACTTTTTGTGATAGTTCCATCATCTTAGTTGGTTCCTTTTTAGATAATTCAGCTAATTCTTTATTGCGGTATATTGTATAAGATGCTATTGTGTGTCGCAATATATCATATACCATGTCTTTATACGTTCTCATTTTATTTTTCTCCTTATAATGTTATGTATAATTAATTGTTATTACTATTCAGCAGCACAGCAATAGATACAATGTTGATTGGAATAACCATCCAGTAATAAATCCAAATATTGAAGCTAAAATTATTGATACTGTTTTATGGTTATTATTTACTTTATATTCGTCTTTTTGTAAATCTTTAATTAAAGATTGTGCTTCTTCCGATTGTAAATATTCCGAAGCACTTCCTTTATTATTCTTCTTCCATTCAGCATAGTGTGCTTTCATCTTGTCGTTAATACTCATTTTAATTCTCCGTTTTAATTAGTATATTATTATTTATGTAAGTTGCAAAAAAATTGACACATTGTTAGAAAATATTAGCATAGATCTAACAATGTGTCAAGGGTGGTTATATGTTATTGTAGTAAGTATACTCACCAAACAATTCTATATTAGTTTGTTTTACCCATTCTGAAGCTTGTTCTAGTCCTAGATCGTTATATGGGAAACGTTTAGTGATACGTTTACCATTATAAGATATTTGTCCGGTATAGTAACGATAAGTTTTATTATTCTGAAATACTTCTGCTAAATGTACGTTCTTAACACCTAAAACATTATTAGTACGGGCACTAGTATTTCTTAGATTTTGAGAATGTGTTGCTTCACGTAAATTTTCAATCATATTATTAGTTTTATCTCCATCAATGTGATCTAAAGTAGATACAGGATCAGCTCCAGTCATTACTTTCCATACTAGTCTATGTGCTAGATAATTAGATTTTTCAATGATTATGTTTACATACCCATTAGATGATAATGCAGTTAATCTCTTACCTGTCTTATTACTCACAAATACTCCATCTTCTTCTAAAGTATAATAATGTAAGATAGTTTCAACTGATGGTAAACTCTTCGCTTTGTTAAATTTATTGTTCATTTCATATTTCCTTTTTGTTATTAAATGAATGTAAGAATAATTCCTACAATATTATTTAGTAATGTTGCACAAAAAAATATGTAAAATGTAGAATAAATCTGCAATGATCTGACGAATGGTAGTTATTTGCCGATAAGCGGTATATTATTCTGGGTTAGTTACTGGTAATCTTAATCTATTAGCATTACGATTAGCTCTACCGGGAGTCTGTTTAGCATATAATGAATCTAATAATTCGTATGCTGCATTATTCCATTGGTATGTTTTAATATAATTTAAGGTCTTTTTAAACTTTGATAGATTGTTGTATCCTAATTGAAAGGATAAATCTAATAATGCTAATTGTACTTGTGAATGATAATTAGGAAAATCTGGTAATAGCTTTAGAACGTCCTGTAAGGCACCTTCAAGGTCTTTCCAGAATTGATCATGGATCATATCATCTGTCCAATAGATGTGGCTTAGATTGGCTCCTGTGTCCTTTGAAAGTAATTTACCTATTCCTATAGTCCAATATCCTAAATGATCCTTATACGCTCTGTGTACGTACCCTTCTTCTTGTTTAAAATGATTGATAAGTTCTGTCTTACTTAATTTAATCCTATGCATTATGATTCTTTAATTACTAATCAATATTTAGACAAATAAAAAACCCTACCATTGCTGATAGGGTCTTTAATTAAAGGAAATATAGTATTCGTTTAATATTTAGTTAAAATACAAATAATAAATTAAGGATGTAATACATTATTGGACCAACTATTAATAATCCAACTGTCAACATAAACGCTATCAGTAATATCACCATCACTAAGAATATATTCTTCAATGTACTATTCATTTTATTAATCTCCATGTATTATAATGTGATTGACGGTTGTTACGTATGTGTAAGTTGTTTGTTTCAATCTAAATTAAAATGAATACGGCGTAGTTTAACATTACATTTATGTTCTAGTGAACCTTCACCATACACTTTAATCATCATTGGTTCAATGATTAAATTATTATGAATCTTCACAGTACGTCCATGAACAACATAAAAATGTTTAAATGAATAATCATTGTTAATTACCAATCCACAATACCTATTAGTGTTATCTACTCGTATTTTTGATTCAAGATTCAATCTATATGGTTTATTATCTTGTGTAACTATTGCATATGATCCTTGAAAATCTTCATGTAAAGATGGATCAACCGTTTTGTAGACAAAGATTGATAATATAATTGCTACAAATATTCCAAAAACTGCTTTCATTATTATTCTCCAATTAATTTAATATAGTTCAAGATGGTCTGACCTATTCAAAACATCAATCACTACTATACATCTATTTATATGTGTTGCATAATTTTTGACACATTGTTAGAAAATATTAGCATAGATCTAACAATGTGTCAAGTGTGGGTTATTATTTTACTCCTTTTAATTTACCGTATGTGTTGTAATTGTTAAAACAAGGTAATTTAGATATTTAATATAAGATCTTGACAGGATCGCATAAAGGGGAGCATTTAGCTCCCCTTTTTGTTTTTGCGATATTTAATTGATTTTAGTTTTCTGTTTAATGCTACATTAGCTTTTTCAAGTGCTGTAACATACAGGTAACAGTTGTACAAAATTTCCTCTGTTTCACAAGGTTTAGGTTTAAATCCTGAAGATGTAATATATTGATCGCCACGTTTAATTACTATACGCTTGGTATTACCACAATCTTGCTCGACAACATTAAATGGCCCTTCAGGAATATTATCCTTGTTATTAAGACATTTTGAGTCATTTATAAATTCATTAATTAAATCTTCACGCGTTGAAGCATCTTTCAGGAATTTATATTCCAATTCATCTCCTAAATATTCCGCCAAATCTGATAATTGAATGGATTTACCTATTGATGATGTATCATTATCTGATTTATTGGTCAACGCAATGTAAAAATATCCTGAATGTTTGAAATGTACGATTACAGTTCTCATTTTAAATTACCTCGTGAATTGTAATCAGTGAACCAAGGCAATGAAACAATCTCCTTAGATTTAGTCCCAGTAAATGTTGTTTTATATACGTAATACATTATTATTTTACTCCTTTTAATTTTTTAATCGGCTTACCACGACTATTATAATTAACAAACCAAGGTAATTTAACTATCTCTCTAGAACTTAATGTGCTAAATGCATATTTCACATACACAGGGTAATCATAAGTGTTGTTAGATATGGCTTTGCGCATACGGGATACTTTAATAGTTTCAACATTACTTAACTTATCTTCTACGGTTGGTCTACCTCCAAGGTTAATATCAACCGTAATGTTCGCTAATTTAATTAAATTGGCATTAGGAAACACATATGCCTGCAATAGTTCAGCTACTCTATGGCACGGAATATAAATGTTTATTGCATCTTTCAACTGTTCATTATTACGTATAGCAGTACGAGCTACCACTTGATAATATGTTTCAATTGTGCAATATAATAAAATATCAAATTCTGTTATACCAAACTTCTCCATCACCTTAGTAAATTCATCAGAACGGTTCAATGCACTACAAAGTAATACATTATTATAATCAGTTAAGTTGTTGATTCCATGGACATTATGTGAGACGGTATGATAATTAGTACCAAATTCCATAGGACAAATGTTGTTTCTTAATAATAATGTTCTGTTATTACCAATATGATCAGTCAGTGGCTTGATTATCTCATTAAATGCCACAGGATTATTTTCCTGCAGGTACTTGGTTAAGTGTGTTTCAGTAGATGAAAAAATGTTGATTAAATTTGATTCATGGTTACTGTTCTTATTAGTAAGATTAATCAGTTCTATAGATGGATCAAAATGTTTCATTATTTTATAAAATAATGAATGTTCCACGTTCGCTCCATAAAATGTAATATTAGATGGAAAGAAGGATGGCTTGTAAATGACCGTAAACGATGCGTAGGTGTCGTTGTCGTTGTCAACGTATACTTCGGTGCTTTTTGATTGGAGGGCTGTGTAGAGCGTTCTGATAGCGTCTGACTGTGCATCAAGCTTAACATCCTTGGTCTTCTTTTTCAAGGTGCATAGATTAGTAACTGGATCAACATTCGTGAAGGCAGTGTGATTAACTGATTCTAGTGCATTATGATTCTTCTTGTATACAATCTTATTTGATTCAGTAGGTAGCTCATCCCAATGGAATATCCACTCATCTGTTGTAACTGTGTCCGCTACTAGGAAAAATGCCGCATGTGTAATTACAACTACTTTAGAGCTATACAGATATGATAAAGGTCCAAATACGTATTTGATTTGATCGGCTACTTTATCTGTAGTAGTGTTGTTTATTACTTCCACATTAACATTCATTACTTCTAATGTAGCAGCAATCTGTGCTTGTAGTTCTACTGAAGGTACTACAATACAAACCTTATGACCTGCTTTAGTTTCTTTAAGCACTGAAGGGATTAGATGTTGTGTGGTCTTACCGGAGCCACATTGTCCGTTTACGAATGTTTGATACATAACAATTTGTCCTTTTAAATTTGTATACATGTTTATTTATACAAGTTGTACATAAATGTGAAAATATTGCCAATAGGCTGTACACAAATGCGAAAATATTGCCAAAATTGTTCCACTGTCGTATTAATATTAATGAAACACAAATAAAAAATGCCAC